TCTATATATTAAATAAAAAACCCCGTTTTTATCTAAAAAGGGGGTTTATAAAAAAAAATTAGAACATTTTATCAACACTTATTATATATTTCTTAGGACGGAAAGTTTAATTTAATTAAAAAAAGAAACTCTGAAGGAGAGGGTCGGAAGGAAGATACTCCATCATAAGGGGTTATCTTGCTGCATATATCGCCCTCATACCCTTGTCATTCTTATTATATAAAGGTGGTGGAGTTTTAATATTAAAATTAAGTTCCTCAAATGATGTTATTTCACTTAGTAAGAATTTTTTCCAACCAGATCCACCACTTAAACTTCTTCCAGGAACATAATCATAGGCTCTTATTGCTGTTTTTAGGCCCTTTGTACCATTTGGTCTTAGTTTTGAATATGAACCACCTACAAGGAATATAACTACTCTATGTTTACCAGAGAAAGCGAAGTCTGGATTGTTCCACATATTTCTATAGTCTATTTCGATGACCCTTCCCAGACCAAGTAATTGTATTGCTTTAGTTAATGTCATTTACTCGCTAAGATTTTATTCAAATTACTGACTTCTTTTGTAAGGTCTCTTAGAGCCAGTTTTAATTCCTCAAACTTTTCAGTTAAGTGAGTGTGCTTTATAGTATAATCAGTCTTTAAAATATCTAACTCACTTTTAGTTGTATAAGATAATTTCTTAACCTCAGTAAGCTCACTCATAGTCTTTTTGAGGAAATAGGAGATAACACTTACAAAAATGCCCCCTATAGCTAAGCTAAATTGTATAAGGAGCTCCATTATCTTACTATTCTTATTTCATTATCTTTCAAGTCATTATCAACTTCAATTCTAATTCCTTGAAAGTCCATCTTTATTCCACGACAACCACATGCAGCATTAGCTTCATCCGAATAATTATTTAATGATGTTTGATTCATAAAAATTTTCATTGGTCTACCCAATGAGAACTCCATTCTTAGTTTTTCAGTAATCATATCTTTATATATTTTTATTTAAGTCCATATTTATATATTTTTTAAGAGATCTTCAAATTATATGGATTCGACATTGACCTATTTCTAAACACCAAATCCCCAATTTCATAATTAGCAAGATTTGCCGGAGTTTCTTGTATATTACTATTAGAATATAATTCAGGATAAAGAGCACTATTCTCAAGGAGATATCTTTTTAGATTTGAATCATACACCTGTGAGTAACTTAATTGTCTATCAAGAAGGAATTTTAAGTCATTTAATGATGATGCTGCTCCTTCATTGGCAGTTAATTGTAAAGTAGTAGTGTTAGAGAACTTATAACTCATCTCAATAATGGCATGATATATCGAGTATTCAACCAACATAAGAGTGATATACTCTTCTCTCAGAGTATTATATATCTCATTGCCTGGATTTGTGATTGTTCCCCCTCCAACGAGTGTTATGATCTTATTATAGAGATTATAACCAAGTGTAGATCTCAGGTTTATTTCTTGAGCTCTTCTAATTCCACTTCTTAGAAACTTAGGATCAACATTTTGTAATATAGATGATGCCTCCTTTATTGTATTATCTGATATAAGATATGTTATTTGTAAAGCCATTAGTTATTTTCCTCCATTCCTGCTATTTTTCTTAATTCTTCATTTGTTAAAATCTGAAGTAAAGCTGATTCAGATAGTTTAGTTGAAAGTAAGTTAGTTTGTTCAATTTTTATGTCTACACCAATTAACTTTCTGAATACATCTTTGATTATTGCCTGTGTTGGTAAGACATATCTATTATGAAACAATTCTTGAGCATCAATGAGTTCATCACGACCACCAAGTTGTCCGGCAACTCTAATACCGAAAAGAAGAGGTGATGTTACTCCGTGAGCTGAAAGTATATCTTGAACAGATTTTTCAGCAAGGCTTAGAAACTTTTCTGATGAATCATTACTATTGATAGGTGTTACTTTTATTCCTTCTTGACCTTGTGATTTGAATGTAACGAAAGGTTTTCCAGCATTTAAGGCCCCTCTAAAATCCATTTCAATGTTTTTAGCAATCTGTAATCTTTCCTCAAGACTTTCAGGCTTTGATGGATACTCGATTTGAAATGATGGGAACAAACCATTTAACAATTGGTTAAGATGTAATTTAGAAATCTCATAGTCTGTTAAAATGGCATCAATTGCTCCAATATATGATGGTAAAGTATAGTATTTCTTACCAGGCCTATATGTTCTAAACATATAGATTGAATCTTCTACTTTACTATCATTATAAATCTTGAAACATTTAAGTTTATTCTCTTTAAGTCTTGTATTTTCCCAGTCGTTACTTACATATACTTCTGTGATTTTATTGAACTCATTTTTAAGACCAAACCTTACTTTTGTGTAGTCAATATGTTCTACTTGAGCAATGCTACCTACTCTATTCGGTATAATGTGTAAGTAAAAGGTGTCAAAAATAACTAAATCAACTATACACTTTTTGATAGTTTCTTCTAAGTCATTGTTAAAATCCTTAAATCCTTGTTTAATGTTACTAATTGTTAATTTATTACCACTTATAAGTTTTATTTTAGTATCGATTATACCACCATGTATTGGGCTTCTTTCAATAAGAGACGCAATGAATTGTGGCATTAGATTATCTGATCCAAATTTCATAAATCTCATACCATAGTCTCTAACTTCATAGTGGTCTATATAGTTAGGTTTAGGTTCGTTGAGATTGAATGTGTAAAATTCTTTTTCCATATAATTATATATCTTTTAGGTTTTCATAAAGATTACATACGTGATTCCAATCACATATATAAATCACCTTACCATTTAATCTTGCTTCTTCTATTGTATCATAAAAGGCAAGTCTTCCATCTTCTGTTTCTATTGCGTAGTATATCATAAAATTATATCTATTAAGTAATGATTTAAGGCAACGCTATCTGTTCCAAGCGATTTAATTATTGCGAAATTAATCCAAAATTGGTTTGCTGTATTTATAGATAGAGTTGTTGTCGTTGGGTCTATCGTGTTTGAACCTCCATATATAGAGTTACCAAATATCTGCATGAAAAATCTTTGAGATGATAAGCTATTTTGATTAGAGATTGTTTTAACAGTACCTGCTTGCCTCTGAGTTGATGCAAGAGATAACAATCTACTAAATTCACCAGTGGTAGTATCAGTTGCACTTACAGATGTCATATAGCTTCTAAATCCCCATGTTCCAGAAGCGGTTGCAGTTGCTATATAAAAAGAACTAACTTCTATTCTACTATTTGTACTCATTAATGCAGATGGTATATTAACAGAAGCAACTACGGTTAGAGCAGTTGTGTTTCCTGACAATGTATTACTTCCTGATGAATATGTGATTCTACCAGTCCATCTTGTTCCGTTCCAAGTTAGTAATGAACCACCATTTCCTAAATCAGTTGCGAAATATACTCCACCAGAGAATGGGTCTGTTGGTCTATTAACCCAAGTTCCACTTCCAGGCACCACACTTACAGTTGTTCCTCTTATTTGTAGTGGTCCATCACCAGATGATGGTAATCTATCAGGACCAGTTGCTCCTTGTGGACCAGTTGCTCCTTGAAATCCTCCAACTCCTTGTGGTCCTGTTACACCTTGAAATCCTTGTGGTCCTGTTACACCTTGAAATCCTTGTGGTCCAGTTGGTCCCCCAACTCCTTGTGGTCCTACTATATATGGTCCAAAGAATTGTCCTGTGACTTCAATATCTTGTATATTTGAGACAATATCTTGTGTGGTCGATACAAGACACCTATCAGATAAGATCGTTCTACTATAAGTCGTAGATAAAGTCGTAGATGATGTTGCATTATCATATATAAATACGTCATAGTAACCTGAGTTGAGAGATATAATACCTTCACTTAGAGATTGTGTTGCCATTACATATAGAAGGAACTGATAGTTATGTTCTGAATATGTGGCAAGTATTGGCTTTACTATGGTTGATTCAGTTGTTAGACCTGATTGAAAATCAAATGTTATATTTCTCCAATTATAGATGATTTTATCAGCTAAATTTATGTTTATTGAATTTGTACCGGATTGTAAAGTAATCATATCTATATATATTTTTAGAATTCTGTTCTTCTCTTAATAAACTCTCTTTGGTCTCCGGCCTTTTCTATATCTTCAAATACAACATAGGATCTAACTGGATTAGACAATTCACTTCTCATTGCTCTTAGTTCTGAAAGAAGGGCATCACCACCATCATTGTTTATACTTTGAATAGTATCACTAAATCTCATAGTTGATGTTTTATTTACAATGAATTCACCACCTTCTGCTTCAATACTCGGTGTTAGCATTATACCACCTTCAGCATGTGATGGCCCTTTAAGAAAACCACCCTTTTCAGCTTTTTGAGCAGCTATGGTGGCTCTGTTATTTATTGCTAATCCTAATTGTAGGGCACCAGTGGCAGCTGCGAAGGCAATGGCGAATGGATTCGGAGCAGCCTTAACAATGGCCTCAGCAGTTGCTATACCAATTCTGGCAATTCCCATATCAGCCTCGAACAGAGCAAATTCTTTTCTTATTCTTCTTTCTTCTTTAACGCCATCTTCTGCTAATTTCTTTCTTTTCTTTTCAAAGTCTTCTTTAATCTTAGCTTCTTGTGATGAACCTTTTTCAATTCCTCTAAGTCTCGTTTCTTCTTCTTGGTTTAAGATATCTATCTTACCTTGAGTTTCATTTTGAAGCTCTAATAAGTTAGTCTCGGTCATCTGTTTAGCAATGTTTGAGGCGAAATCAGCTAATTCATTCATTGCTTGAAATGGATCTACTTCACCACCAATACCTGTGATAACTTTTACCAAGTTTGGACCAACACTTAACTCTTTCATTGTTGCTTGGTATTCTTCAATTCTCGTTTTAGTATCTGAGATGAACTTTTCTTGTTCTTCCTTAGTCATTTTGAAGAACTTCTGAATCTCATCTGGTGAAAGAGCATTTGATATCTCACCGAAGGACTTAGTAATTTGGGCATTCTCTTTAGCAGTCGCCTCTGCGTTTTCACCAGAAGTTCTTTGAAGGTTTCTTAACTGTATTTCTAATTTTTTATACTCTTCACTTTGTTTATGGAGAAGAGACATCTTTTTAATTGTTGACTCTATTTCATCATCAACAGATTTTTTATTCATCTCTTCAGTAGTAGAATAAAGAGATTTCTTGATAGCTAATTCAGTATCAACTGCAGCAATCTTATCTTTAAGAGTCTTATCAGTAAGATTTCTTTCAGCATCAGCAATTTGTTTATTGATGGCAGTTGTATCTTGACCATTTTTTATCATAAGGTCACGAGTTCTAATGGACTTTTCCAGTTCATCCCCTTCTCTGTTCTTTTCGAGTTCTTCTCTGGTCTTATATGAGTTTTGTCTTTCAGAGAATTCCTTTTCTAATAAAGCAATAGATTCATCATAACTTTTTTTATTAATTGCTGCTTGTGTTTCTTTAAGTTTTAATTCAAGGTCAGTCGTTGATTTTCCAAATTTCTTTGTTTCTTCTATTTTCTTTTGGAGGTTATCTTTTAGATCCAATAAAGCATTATCATCCTTTTCTTTTTGAGTTTTATAATGGAGAGTTTTTCTGCCCGTCTCCTCATCTATTGCAGCAATTGCATCACTTAGTGCTTTATCAGTTGCTTCCTTCTTCCTTCTATTGAACTCCTTGGTATCTCCTTCTCTCTTTTTATTGATTTCAGCAGTTTTTTTATCTATCTCTTCTTCAATTGAAGATGTATCATCACCATTTTGTTTAGCAAGTTTTAACTTCAAATCTAATATTGATTTCTCACTTTGTAATCTTTTTAGAGAGCCTGCTTCTAATTTTTTAGAAGCCTTCTCAGCATCTTCAATTTGTTTTTCTAAAGATAGTTGTATTTTCTTAGCTTCTTGAGCGGCCTGTCCAGCAGCTCCAGAGTTTGCAATCGTTTCTTTTATTTTATTGAAGGCTGATTTTAGTTCATCCGCTGCGGCTGATGGTCCATCTGTGAATAATTTGTAAAGAGCTTTATATGGAGCGGCTATATATGTCAATAAAGCTGAACCTATTTCTTTAGCAATCGCGATAAATCCAGCGAACCTGATTTTCATATTATCAACTCCACCTGTTACTTTACCTACAACTTTTACTAAATCATCCCAATATACTACAAGAGCAGCAACCGCTGATATTAGGAGTCCTATACCAAGGGCTTTCATACTTAATGATAGGCCTTTAGTTGCAACTGTTGCTGCGTTTGTTGCAGTTGTTTGAGTTGTTAATGATGTCGTCTTTAGTCCATCAGTAACTATACTTTCTTGTGTTGTAGTATTGTCTATCTTTTTAGCAACAGATACTAAACCAAAGGCCATTGCTACATCTTTAATTTTTCTTGGAGCTTCGGCTAATTCACCCAACCCCTGTGTCAAAGCCATTGCTGATTGTACTTTAAGTAAGGTCTTTTGTAGGTTTTCACTTTCCTCTCCGAATAAAGCAGCAGCAGAAGTCGCAACTTGAAATCCAGCTGATACACTTTGTCCTACCATAGCAAGTCTCTCAAAGTTATTTGCTCCTAAAGCTCTTAACCTATCAGAAAAGTCAGCAGCACCCTCTCTTCCTTGAGCTAAGGCGTTGGTTAGTCTCTTAACATCTGCCGGATCAGTTGCCTCTGATATTGCCTTTTGAATGTTGTTTATATTTTGTCTAAACTCTTTAAGTGTGTTAGCACTCTCGGCGGTATTTACAAGTAAATCTATTTGTGCTTTAGTAGCCATTTAATCTCTTTTCTTTTTGATATATATTTTTATATAGATGGACCGAAGTCAACACTTCTATATGAAGCTGTTAGTCCTAACCATTTAGCAGCATTTGGTACTTCTACTAATTGAACCTTTGTCATACTATCATCATCAAGTGAGAAGTCGTTAACTTTATTTATTCTAAATAATCTATATTCACCTTGTAGTTTTAATTTCCATAGTTGAGCGAATGTGAATTCATTAAATTCAGTCATTGATAAATCAAGTTCTGTATCAATTATAAATAAACCATTTATATTACCAATTTCAGATTCATAATATGCCTCATAAAGTGATTGAGTTGCTCTATCAAGATTGATGTTGCCATTTCTCCAATCAAAAAGAAGAGACCTACCTTTATCATCATAATTAGTAAGTGTTGGCCATAATCCACAACCTTCTGTTGAGTTATAAGGCATTATACTTAGTCTACCTGTTTGTAATTGATATACGGAATATGTGGAGGACCAAGAACCTAAAGATTGAGCACCTTGTATATTAGTAACTATTTTTGGATCTCTGTGGTTGTATAACAGAAATGGCTTAAATTCGGTCTTTTTAGGTTCATAATCTCTTTCTCTAATTGACAAAATTTTATTATTAGATGTATCATTCAATATAGTAAATTCCTTTGTTGGTACATAGCTATTGAATGATAAAACCGAATGTACTTGTACTGGTTTGCCAGATTGTTTCATATTTACAAATCCTTTAGCTTGTACCTGTATATATACAATCCCTAAAAATCCATAAATTCTCTCACTATATGACGTTAAGAGGTAGTTAGATATACCATTTGATAGTTTAGTTTTAACTTCAAGTTTTTTATTGTTATTATCATAAGATAAAAACTCATCATAATAGTCACCATATCCAGTTTTGTCTTTATCACTTTTATAGAATGTATCTATTAAGTCACCTGATTGTTCTTCATTTATAAGTGAGATTAAACCATATTGACTTTTTGTAAGCTTAATAGAGTTTGCCTTTATTATAGGCGATAAATCTTTTATACCGTATTTAGTAATAGAATCTGTTATGTACTTATCAAAAGTCTTGAGTTGAATTCTACTATCTGGATTTTGTAAATTTGGTTCCTCAATCTTAATATTAAAAGTTCTAATTATATCAGATATAAAATCACCCATAGAATAATCTTGCAATTGTGGGTATAAATACCTCCTTAAATCCCAAGCTGTTGTATTTTGTTTAACGAAACCTGCCTGTCCAAAAGTAGCTGATATAGTAGATGTTCCAAAATTATTTATTGGTGGTATTCTTTGAGATGTAAAATCTGATGTCCTATATATAATTTTTCTTGTAGTGGTTGGTGAATCAGGACTGGAGGTGTCTATATCAAATACTATGTCATTGGCGTTAATATAATAGTATTTCCATTTTTCAACATCTAACCCATCTGTATTATTTAGGTTTATATATCTCGACTCTGTAATGCCGTTAGGAAAATTATTCCTTACAAAAGTTGGTAGAGATGAATACGAAACTATACCAAGAGCATAGTGTTGATCAGGTGTTATTCCGTTAACAGCTATCTGTATCAGCGGAAACTCAATCTTAGCATTATCAATTTCAATACGAGGTCTAATATCAACTGTACCAGCACCACCACCTACAGCAGGAGCGTCATATTCAAATTTAACATATGTTATACCATATTGATCCCAATTAGATGCAGTTGGTGATATATACATAGCATTTTTTATTATAGAAGCCTTAGCAAAGAAAACTATATTAGTTACGGGTCCAGATGTTGCTGTCTCATCAGTATCTAATACTATTTCAAGGTCTCCATCGATATAAAAGTTATTTTCACTATGAATAAAAACATAATCATTTAAATTTATGTTAGAGGCTGTTCCTAATACATCAGAATCAAATGAAAATCTTATTGGAGTATTTGAATATGTGAATCCTGGCCTGTCATAATTTGTATATTGTGGGAATGAATTAGTCAATCCAGTATAGTTAAAGTATTCACCATTTAATTTATATTCAAGCCATCTAATTGTCTTATTAAATATGTCACTGACATAGTAATAAGGTCTAAAATCTTTGAATGGTAGAAATGTTTGCAATGATTGTATATCACCAGTTCTTCCAGTTCTCTGATTACCTGTATATGTTGTGTTAGAACTCAACATTATCTGTGATGGTATTCTATGATCCTTATCAATAGATTGATTAGTTCTTAAAAACTCATTATTACCGGCTATATATGGTCTTGTTCCATCATCAATGAATCCCCAATAAAATTTAGAATTAGATTGTGTCCAAGAAGATACTATATGATTCAAGAAGTTAGTACCATTAGAATAATCTGGTAAATCCCCTCTAACATATTGTGGATAATAGGATGCAGTTCTACTTATAGGTAGAAATTGAACCTTAGAAAGAAAGTTTGGATTTACATCATCCTCATCTGTGAATATATAGTTTTCAAATATGATTGAATCCCATACAAAGTTAGGTGGGATTATGCTTTGTCGTGGATTAGTTAGTTGTCCAAATATAGTAAATCTTGACTCACTTACAGGTTTTCGAAAGTATTCAGCATTGAATGATTGTTTAGAAAGAAGAGGTATAATTGACTTTACATTCGTAGTGAATATACACTCATATGAGAATGGAGTAGTATTTCTATTAACTGATTTAACATTCAATTGACCCTCTAATATACAATCACCATCAACCCATATTTGACAAGGTATCGGATAATTGAAAGTATCTACATTTAGTAAAATTCGATAAGAAAGTGGAGTCGGTTCAGTAGTATAAATACCACTTGATAAATTTGATGGATCTACTAAGAACCTCCTATTCTTATCAGTAGCTGGTATATTGAAAGTCTTAGAAAAATTAATCTTAATTTTATTGAAATCATTTATATCCTGATTCTGTAAAGTTATATTGATAGATTCATTTTCTAAAAGATCCAAACTCTGATAGTTGGCAATGTTGCCAACATCATAAATAGAATATGTTCCACCTACGTTATTTGATTGACCAACTAAGTCAGCTGTTACATAGTTAAGAATCCTCAACTCAACATTTCTTATCATCTTGTTTCTCTTTTTTGTGAATAATTATAGCTCAGAGTTAATTGACTAAATATATTGTTTATTGGTTTTACAACTATTGAGTTTTGAACTATATTTATAGGTATATATTTCTCGTCTCTCCACTCATAAACATTTTCAGATAGTATTAAGTCTTCTAACCATTTTAGATGTTCTCTATTTATATTATTTGTGGTAATAGTTTTTGTCTCATCGTGTTTTATGTTATTAATACGAGCTTGCCTTGAATCGGTTGTTCTACTTTTTGTGTATTCACCAGGGAATTTAACAGAAACAATTGGTATAGATTTGTTTATCTCTAAGTTTATTGATGAATCATAAATACCTTTTGTTATATTATAATTACTTCCTAATTGAATAAAATCAAATGAATCAAAAGTTCCGAATTTATTTTGAAATATAATAGTAGCTAACTCTAAATCGTTTATAGATTGGCATTTATTTTCTAATCTGTAAATCTGTGTAATGGCATTTTGTTTCGATATATTTAAGTTGCTCCCAGTTGCACCAACCCATATATCAACATAAGATATATTAGATGATGCCTTTTTCATTTTTAGGTATCTTGTAGTCATTCTATTACTGCTACTAAAAGACATAACCGAATATGTAGCCAAAGAGCCAGTTAAATTATATTCAGCTATATGAAATCTTGTTTTAGTAGGTATAGTACCATTGCCTTGCCATAACACAAGTGGTATAAAGTTTATTTCAGCCATATCTGATACAAGAGGTCTGTCTGTAAACAGGAGACTTTGTGTTGGTGCCGGTGGATTTGATACAGTTCCATAAGCAGATCTATAGTTGGTTAAGTGAAAATTACTTATATCACTTGAGTCTGAATAATTCCAACCATAATATACATATGATACCAGTGTTGTATAATCATATGGTGGTGGTTCTTCATCATTTTCAAATAAAAAATCATCTGTTTCATATAAAATTAGATTCCTGTCGAAATTTTCCAATTGGAACTTACTTGAAAAAGTACCAGTTGGTATTGTATATTGAGCGAATTGCCTCAGGTATTTATTAGAGTTAGTTGTAAATCTACTAAAATATGATACAGTAAGACCAACCGCATTTTTATATGAATCAGAGAATGCCTCATATACAAATTCTGGTTTTCTTTGAGGGAACTGCTCGTTTATACTATTATACAGCCATAATTCTTGTTGAAATATATATCGTTCAGGTGGAGTTGTCAACCATTCAAAAATTTGATACTCATCATTAAATACTGGTGATAAAACTGCTCTTGTCTTTATATATGGCATTATCTATTGTTTAATTTTTGTGATAGTCTTACATTTAGACTTAATTGTCTATACACATTATTGATTGGTTTAGATTGTATTTCATTTGTTAGAACGAGTACAGACCATAACTCACCATCATTAATCCAGAATACTTCTTTTGTAAGTAATATATTTTGTAGATACTCGAATTCACTTATAGATAAGTTCTTTGTTATAACACTAAATGAAAGTATATCATTTCTATTCATAGTTGAATAGTTTTGAGTTGATATATTTGATAATCTACCAAATTCTTTTCTTATTCCTGTTTTAGTTGTATTAACGGCCTCATTTAGTTTCATAAATGTATATGAATCCCACTCACCATAACTATTCATCCATATAAGAGTTATCTCTTCGAAATTATTGATTGAATTACAACTCCTTTTAAGTCTTAATTTGTTTGTAAATCTACTCTCATCATTAGGAATAATTATATCTTTACCTACATAGACCTCATAGTAATCTATATCTAAGTTATTATAATAGTTTGTCATTAACATTCTTTTCATATAGTTTCCTGAACCTGTTAGGAATGAATCTACATAGGATAAATTTCCATTTTTATATCCTTTAATCCAGAATATGTTTTCATTTGTTTCGAATTGAAAGGCTCTAAAACTATAGAAGGTTACGTCATTTGGTCCATTTACAAATACTTTGAAAGGAGTGTCACTTATACCATCGACTATCTGTAAAGCAAGTTTTGTATAGTCTTCTGTTAATGTGAATGAAATTGGATCCATTTCAATTTGGTATTCAAATTGACCACTCGGTCCGGCGAATATCTCTTGTAATATAGATTCAGCAAGTTCTACCCATGTGAAACCATTCCAACCAAGAAGTTTTAGACAACCCTCTGTAAAATAAAAGTTATCTTGCTCAGAATAAAGTATAATCGTTGTGTTTGTGAATTCTGTTCCAGCTCTAAACTTTATATGATTGCCTGGTATAATAAATTGGTCGAATTCTAATATATCTGTTGTGAAAAAATCGTTTACATCCTCTTGTGTAAATTGTGCCACGTTTGGATTAGATATATTCCACGGTCTATTTGCTGGTGGTATGGCTATTGGTATATTAACAAATTTATTACTTAGTAATTGACCACTATCATTAGTTACAGTATATGTTGAATTACCCAAACATATAAAGCTTATTATATTATAATCAGCAAGTTGTGATTCTGTTGACCTATCAGTTAGTAGTCTTACCGCTGAGTTTTCTTGGTCATCAGAAATGAATAAACCCCATTCACCATCTAATAAAGACCAATAATCATATTGTGTTAAATAAGCATTTATAGAATAAAAATTACCAGTAGAGGCAGATTGAGTTGATACAGTTGCTACTTGATTTATATTTGGTGAGTATACTTCAATACAACTTACTGATGTTTGAACATAGTTATCATTTGAATTTGTTAATCCACTTGCAGTTGCTATTACTGGTTGATATATTTTGAATTTATCTCTGATTACATTGTTTATATCTGATTCACCTGCGAGTGGTATATATTGTGGGTCTTGATTATAAGGATTTAATATAACTTTTTTAGTTGATGCTGTCGTACCATATAAAGATATATCATAATTGAATCTAAAATTAAACTTAATGCCTGAGTTTGATGATGTAGCAATGACCCAGTAAGGATTTCCAACAGGATTTATATATATTGGATCTGAAATTATTGAAACCATAAGTATTTTATTTTATACTTATATATATTTTTAAAATAAAAAAGGAGTATTCTTTTTTGAATACTCCTCCTTTTAAAAGTGGTAAGTTTCTCATTAACCAACGATTGATCCACTTGTGAAAAGTGCTTGAGCAGTCGCGTTAAGATGTTTAGCAGGATTATCATTGAATCCTCTGAACTGGATTGATCTACGATTAGCGTCTCCAGCAGCTACACCAGATTCAGCTGGACCACCATTGGCAAGTAATCCACCATTTTCAGATCCAAGGATTACCCACTGACCGTTTCTTAATTTACATACGGCTGTGATTGCGTTTTTAGAAAGAATAGAGATTTGGTTATATACAAGAGCGTCAGGATTGTTAAAAATCAAAGTTAAAATCTCATCAAAATAAGCTGTACTATTTGGATTATTAGCCACAAGTGGGTTAGTATAGTTTGACAATTCTCTCTCTAATTCAAATTTATAGAACTTGGTAGATCCAATCATTGTGATAGAGTTAACTTGGATTGCTCCAGAAGCTGATGTAGCACCAATTGAACCAGTTGTTCCAACACTCCCAACATTAGATGTAAGTGCGATATATACGGTATCAACACCACCAATTGCTCTATTACAATTAGCAAGTGATAAACCTGTAGTTATTGGATTACATGTAGACATTTTTTATTGTTTATATTTTATAATATTGAGCCGGCTCATCACCGGCTCATATTTTAGTTATTAAAGAGAGTTAGCAGAAGCTGCAATTACAACTTTTGATTTGAATGCGATACCAGGAGCCAATTTAACTTTATATCTTGTTAAGAATTTGTCAAGATACATATTGTATTCAGCTTGTACGTTTTCAGCATCAGGAGTTAAGTCAGTTCCCCAGAATAAGAATTCAGGTTTAACAAGAACTGCTTTGTTAATACCGTTCAATCCACCTGTACCAACAACTTTAACGTTTGGTCTACCGAACATAGAAACAGTTGTTACTAAGTTTTCATTTGGATTTTGGTGGAAGAAGTTAAGATTTCTTAATGATAGTAAATACTTATCAACAGCTTCCATTCCACAGAATAAAACTAATTCTTGACCAACATACTCAGATGAAAGTGCGTTATACATATTGTCAAAAGTAGCGACGATACCATTAGTTGCAGTAGTTGAAACAGTGAATGATTGAGCAGTTAAACCGATTGCACCAGTTTGAAGAGTAGTCAAGATACCAGTGATAGATGGTGAAGAAGAACCTTGCCAGAAATAAACATCAAGTTTATCAGCTGCTCTTTTGTAAAGGTCATTTACGAAGAACTCAGCGAAAGGAAGTTCTCTTTGGTCAGAACCTCTTCTCATATACTTACCGAAGTAGTAAGTTTCCATAGTAGAAAGATCATAAGAGTTTTCAGTCTTGATAGAAACAGCTGTTAAAGCAACAGTTGAAATAGATTGAGTAGCAGTGTCATTGAATGTAGAAGGGTTCAAAGATGATACAAAATTGAACGCAGTATAGTCCAACAGAGGAATCTCTCTTGAGTACTTAACATCAGGAATAACTGTACAATATTCAGCAGTTTGTGATTTAGCAACTACTGAAGGAATGAAGCCTTCGAACTCTTGTGTCAAAAGACGAGAGATGCTTGAGTAGGCTTGGTTAAAATTAAATTTTTCCATTTTTTAGTTTATATTTTTTTGTAAATTCATTAAATAACTTTTGAAGTTACTTGAATTAGTTCCAGTTGAAGGACCTTCTGATTCGAACTTTTCAGCGATTGGTTCGTTCTTCAACATTTTAATTTCTTTTTTCATTTTTTCCATTTCATCAGACATATTCTCTGGAAGTGATTTCATAATATTGTCCAGTTTAGAAGTTAATTCATCAACTCTTTTAGCAAGTGATTCCATTGGATCTTCCCCTTCCTCTTTTTTAGGTTCCTTAGTTGGCATCTCCATTTCTTCTTTCTTTTCATCTTTCTTGTAGTCACCCATTTCTTCTTTCTTTTCATCTTTCTTGTAGTCACCCAATTCTTCTTCAATTGGTTCAACTACATCTTCAATAGATTCAGTAGAAATTTCTGTTACAAGACCATCATTGCCTGTTTCAATCTTTCTACCATCTTCAAGAATGAATTCTGCTTCTGAATCAACAATTACTGGTTCCATGCCCGGTTCAACAAGATATACTGGTTGTCCAATAGTGAAGTCTTCACCATCACACTTTAACATAGCTTCTTGTCCAGCAATCTTCACTTCAATGAATTTCATATCTTCACCGAAAATTACTTTCATTAAATCTTTTAGTTTCATAATTTAATATATTGTGTTTTTTATTTTTTGTACGTTTATACAAAAATTATTTGCTTTCCCATTTTGTTTTACAAATTACATAGGCTTGGTCTTGTGGATAATTATCAGTCTCGATTGACATACACCTACTGATAAACTCGTCCTCTGTCTCATCGGATTGTGGTTCTATTATAAAAGCCATTGGTTTCTTACCATTCAATTGGAGATTATTTATCTCTTTCAATACGTCTTCATTGTTTTCATATGATTCTGTTATGTCATAAGAGTTTTTCAACATTTGGAGAGCCTTCCTTTTATGTGTGATGCCATTACCTGACTTTCTCATAATGAGATTGTCCCATTTCAATCCAATTTCATTAAGGAGTTTTTCAGTAGCCTTTCTAATACCAGATGTTCTACTCGTTAGTACAATTATTCTCTTATTAGATGAGTTTAATTTTTCAATAAGTCCAGTGTTAGGCTTTCCATCAATGATTAGAGTGTCGTCTATATCAACTGTTATTACTTTTTCTTTTGCCATTTCTTGTCTTTCTATTTCATCTATCTTTCTTTTAGCCCACTCACCTGCTTTTAGTCCACCCCATAAAAGAACACTTATTGTTCCACAAGCCTCTGTATCATTTTCATTATAATATTCTGATGCTCTTGAAATATAAGAGTATATTCTTTTAATTGTATCTAAACTGATTGGTTCTCCATTGGCCAGTTGCTGAGCTCTTGCTTTTCCTACTCCTGTTGCACATTTCCTTCCAACCTTTTCATTTAATTCTATACCTCTTTTAGCAGCTTCTTTCATATAATCGGGATAATCTGTGTATGTTTCAAAATGTTCTTCAACACGATTTTTAAAATCACTACTATCTTTTAACTCTTGCCACAGGGCAGGTCTGAATAGTTTTAAGTGTAGGATTTTATCCATTATGTGGAATTGGTCATTTGTCATTTCTTCATATACTACTGAGAATTGATTTCTGATTAGTTGTTTAGAATCGATTGACTTACCTGTTTCCATAGGATTGAAATATCCTTCTATTGAAAATCCTTTTAACTTTCCCCATTTAATTC